CCCGGGACGAAACACACTCTACAGTGCTATTTCTTTGACTTTCCACGGCAGGGCGCGGGACGTACCATGCTTTCGCATTAACTGAGGGATTTCTCATCCCTCTCTCCTAACTGAAACGGAGTTAGTTAGTGTTTTTTTGGTTTTTCATGACGGGTTAGAAACCCTCTTTTTTCTTTTTACCTTTTTTTCTTTTTTCTAGGTTGACTTCCGTGTCATCGTGGGCCGATCATTCGACCAATACCCCCTCAAGCGCGTTCGTCAAACGCGGTTAGGGGTGTTCACGGCTCCTTAGTACACGGGCGATAGCCTAGCCACCCTCATTTGAGTTACCTCCCTTTCCTTTCCCGGTCCAAAACTTCTGCCACCCACAACCAACTGTTCCTACGGTCGAAAGCGTAGGGTACAGCCAACGGTGAGACAGACTCCTGGCTGGTTTACGATTGTGGGCCGTCTCCGAGTGCCCAATTTTCCTATGTTTTAACAATAATCTTTATCTTTAATTTTCGGGATGCTCATCAGCGTTTCGCGTACCTTTCACGTAGCCTTTCGGCATTTAGGCATCCGATCGTACTAAGCCGTGGCTTCGTCACCGGACCGTACAGTCGCCTGCACACTTACTAGGAGGATATCCTTTAAATGGGTTATAGCACCCAATCCTAGCAGCCAGCCTCGCTACACAGGTCTACCGCTTCGCGCCCGCCGGTACCATCCTTTGGATACCGATTAAGCAGAGTGGTCCCGAAAAAAAAAAAAAAAAAAATATCAAAAACAAAGAAAAAAAAGGGGTCAAGAGAAAGTTTGTTAGGGGAAAATAAGGTTTTTCATGGCGGTAAAACATCGGTTGAAGCCGACTATCGCTGCTGAAGGCCTAGAAAATACAAAAAACAGGCAGAAAAAGAGGAGGGGTAACCCTCCCAAATAAAAACACAACCCGCTCACTCCTTGTCAGCACGGTGGATGCGTCTGACCCCGGTGATGAAATCGTCTAGCATACGTGAGATAGTACCCTTAGGGGGTTTGACTATCTTCTCACGTCGGACGTCAACTTTCCGGGGGAGAAGGACTCCACCGCTTTTAAGACGGATAGGGAGAGAGGGGGGAGAAAAAAGAATTCGTTTTTTTTCGGCGAATCTAGGTGTGTCACCTAACTCCACGAAGCGGGTCTTCCGCTGGAGCAACGGGTGATCGCACATCCACGTGCTGGTACAGTCCTCATTTGAGAGGAGCACCTCTGGATAGCGAGAAGAGAAATATTGATAAGCTTCTGCCGGCCAGAGGAACTGCCAGTACGTCTCGACACCTAGATTCTTTTTTTGGATTGGAGTGGGCACTCCTTTTGTTTCGCGGAGGAAATCTGCTTTGTCAACGACGCATTGATAAGGGCCACCGCAAATAAATGCGTCCTTGATCAAAGGGTGAGGTGCACCTTTATGAAGAGGCACACCTTCCCACGCATCGACAAATTTCCTCTTTTCCATCCGTCCCCACTGGGCTATCATATCGTAAGCCTCAGGTAAGGGCGGATTTGCCACGACAACGTCCGGAGTCCGTTTAACTCCCATTTCCTTTGTAGGGGCGGGTCCCAAAAAAATCGCGCGGCGGAACCAAGACTTCCGGAGGAGGTACTGAGTGGTACGCTTAGGGAGATCAGCAACACACAGAGGTCTCAGAGAGATCTCGTGCCTCATTGCGACATTAAGGATCCACGCCTGGACATCCCGGCGTAAACCCTTAATGCTGTTGCATACGTCTCGAAGCATACCATCAGCCTGTTTTTGGAAGGGTCGGAGGAAGCTAAGAACAGGTTTGGGATTTAAACCCTTCCTCACAGAGGAGCAAGGTTGACTGTTCAAGTCGGCCCAGTGATCCTCAATACCTGTCTTAGATTCATTGACCACTAATCCGTAGGATCCGGTTATCTTACGCCAAAGCGCAAAAAAACTTTCATTTCCTGGGAATAAGCAGTCGTCCCCGTTAAAACGACCGATGCGACGTTCACCTGACCCGTAGCTAATATCGCAGGCCATGTCGAAGCAAGCCTTATTCAAGAGGCAGAGAAGAGGGAAACTGACAAGGTTTCCCATCATTGAACCCCGTTTGATAGGGTGTGTCTCTACTCCTCGACGCTCTTCGACATCTAGCCCAAGATATTCGCTACCAACCCAGCGTAGGTTAGTGAACGATCCCACCAGTACCTTCCTTTCCTCCTCCGTAAGTTCGGCACATTCCGCGAGGACATCAACAATGGCGGAAACGGCTTCAAGATAGATA